CAGACCAGCTAGAACCAGTTTGACTCTTATGGCTAAGAATACCATAACCAGACCGAATAGCAAAATAGCTACTAATTCGTAGAAATCAGCTTCAGCAGGTCGCACCAACAGAACTTGACTCAATATTGATGATAGGTCTGTTGCAATCACAGTTCCCGGTAGCATTTCACCATGACTTGTCGCGACAGGATTGCTAAACCCTTCAGCCGTCAGCGATAATATGACAATCTTTCCATCTAGATCATCAGGCATATTCGTGACAGAAAATGATTGATATGTAAATGCACGACTAGGCCAGATGCGACTATTCGGATCAGTATACATGAGAGGCTGGCCTGGAATGCGTAGCACCTCGACGCCAGCTTCATTTGATTTGACCTGAAAGCTTATCTCACCAGTTAAAACTCTCAATGTCTCAAAGGTAATTGATGGATAAAACTTGTCATCGACTGCGACAAGCATTGGGCTACGACGCACCACACCATCTGGCTCAGGCATAGTAGCAACCATACCAACACCTGCCGCTTCCTCAGCAAGACGAGGAAGCGGTGCTATCGCACCTGGCCAGCTTGGTAGCACATCAGCAATCGGTGGTCCGATTAGCGCAGAGCCTCGTGGTCTTGCATATGGTTCACGTACCTGAGTCGTAGGAACCTGCGCGATAACCACAGGATGCTCGCGAAATGCTTGCTCCAGAACACTATCTTTTCCTGCGCGATCAGGCTCTGCAAATAGAATCGGTGCAACTACAAGCGCAGCACCACGATTGCTAATATTTTGAATATATTCTGCAATAACATCTCGTGACCATGGCCACTGACCATGTTTTCTTAGCGCAGCTTCATCAATATTGGCTAGCACAATAGAATCATCAAGTACCATATCAGCCTGACGTTCTAGAAAGTCAAAATATTTAAGACGTGCAACCTGCGCTGGCCATGGATCTAATACCTTTAGCGCGATCATGACCAGTAATACTGATAGCGCAAGTAAATATTTTTTCATCACACTCACCTTTTCTGTGTTATATTTACTATATTAGATCCTGTACCAACCGTTTCTGTCGCGGTAGCTCCATCATGTGTTACAGTTACCCTTGTATTACCACCAGTCATTCTTACAACAGCATTATGACCAGATGACTCTCTAGTTGCTATTGTTCTCTGACCTTCTTCGGTTATAATTAGCTCTCCGACTCTACGAATTGGTCGACGAGTCTCAGTTTGCACAATCTGTAATTGATTCTCAGATTGCTGTGTTTCTGATGATTGTTGTGATGATTGCGATTCCTGCATCAATAGCATGATCTGTGGTGGTTTTACTATCACTAGATTGTTATTGATATCTGATATTGAAATATTCAGTTGCACAGGAACAGTAGGAGCTACTGTCGCGCTTGGTACATATGTTGCATGAAATGGTTGATCCATTTCAACTGTGCCACCATCATTAGTCACAGATATCTTACCAGTATAGCAGTTGCCTTGCTGGTTACAGCTAGGAACAAGCACTACTAAGCTTTGTCCTGATTCATCGACAGTCATAAAGAAATCTGTACCGCGCACACCTATGACTGCTGTCGGTGTATTGACCTGCACGTTTTGCTGATTGCTGCGTGCTATCTGACCTGAAACATATCTTACTGTACCGACAGCCACGCGAACATTTAATCTTCCTGCACCACGACTTGGGTCATATACAAAATCATCGATGACAAATCTGCTATTCTCTGTAACGCTGGCCGTTGTATTATCTTGAAAGCGTAATTGTAATGATGATAGACCAGTGACTATCGCATCATTCATATTCACACCAGCATTTACCCCACCAGGTAAGGTAGCAGATCCTCTTTTAATCTGCACAGAATTGCCTTGCTGCTGTATTATCGAACCGACATTTGCCGATGCGATAGCAGGTAGCAGCAAGGCTAATAGCAGCCAGCGAAACATTAGTTAGTCTGGCTAATTGTGATACTATTATTTGATCCCTGTGTATTGATAACCAATGTATTTGTCACGGCACCAGCCTGACTAATATCATAGGTATTTGAATTACCTGTGACAGACATTGTCAAGCTATGTGTACCAACACCAGCTTGAGTGGCCACAATAGTATTGCTATCACCAGTCAATGTCATATTCTGTGTCTTATCATTACCGTTCTGGTTTGTGGAAATATTATTGCTATTTCCTGTGACCGTCAGAGTATTTGTCAGACCATTACCAGCCATCAATGTGCTAATGATATTGTCATCACCGATAATTGTATGTGTGATAGCAGCATCATTACATGATGTGGTATTATTACCGCATGTCAAAGTTGCAGTATTACCGTTGCCAGTATATGCTAATGTAGCCGTATTGGTTCCGCCATTTATAGAATAGTCAAGCGCATTCGTATCACCGGTTTGAGTGATAGTGACAGTATTACTTGATCCTGTAATCGTGCTAGGTGTTACTGATGCACCTATGCGATTACCAGAACCAGCCTGAGTAATATCGATCACATTCGATGAACCGATCTGATCGATATACACGCTATTTGATTGCGCCGCTGCCGGCGCCGCCAAGGATAGCAGCATCATGGCAAACGTTAGTAACCTAAGCATGTTTTCCTCTATTTTATTGTGGTTGATATTCCCAGAGTCCTCTACGAACTCCTTCTTCTACCATCTCGCGCACAGAAGATTGTATAGCCAGTTGTATCGCTAGATTGACACTATCATTTGTTGATGAGCCAACCTCGCCTTCCCATGAAACTGTTCCACCGCTGACAAATTTCAATACACCCATTTTGTCAACATAGCTATGAATACGTTTTGTAGTTGTAACAGTGATTAATACTTCACCAGTAGTTACTGAGACTGCGCGCAAAGTAACTGTTACTAAATCTGTGCGATATTCTGTTGAGCCACCAATACCAAATGCTCGTGCTCCAATACCTCCGGTGGCTATATTAGTATCATAACCTATAATACCACCATCAATTATAAGACCTGCAAATAATAATGGTGACATTTGTCTGGCTGTTGGGCCTTCATAAAGTTCGCGCATCTGACGTATAATCTGACGCTCTTTTAATAGATTTTCAATTCCACCACGTTCAACGACGCGAAACCATTGTCCGCGACCTACCGATTGTAAAGCTTGAATTAGATATGAATCAGCGCCTTGTGTGACCGCGGAGCTAAGTGATGCAACTCTTTCTGAATAACGGCGCTGGCCAGTCTGATCATTAAATCTATAGACAGCAACAGTCATTACACCGTTCTTAGGTGGACGAAGCTCATCCGTCTTCGGCTTCACCGTCTCAGGCGGAGTTTCTAATAAATTCGTTGTTTGGTCTATCAAAGAGCATCCTGTAAATCCCAACATCATAATCAAAGCTAGGATTTTTAAAATGCGAAAGCTCCTATGGGCACTGTTATTGTTGTGACAGAATTAGTTGAACGATCATTGATCGTCATTGATACTTCAGAACCGGATCTAACCCAACCAATTGTCACATTACTAAATGATAGAGAACCATTATTCTGAGGAGTTTCACCAAATAATTGTTCAGACATGCTTTTTGCAAGCTGTGAATATACAAGCGATTGGAAAGCTTGCATAAACTGATTGCCTGGACTATTTTGTTCAGCACGAAGTGCAGCAGCCAATTCTTGTCTACGACGATCCTCTTGGCGCTGCTTTGCAGCCTGCTCAAGCTGATAAATCGTCAGAACGTGGGAACTGTAGCCCGCGCCATTAAACGATGGTGAATTAAAAGAATGGGTAAGCTCACTCGCATTAGACATAGGAGCAAAAAGCATAGCAAGGACTACCAATCTTTTCATGGTACCTCCTATGATATCGACCTTATTTATATTTGCGGTCAAATTCTTTTAGTCTACGACTAAGATATTCTTTCACTGCCACAATATTCGCATCAACATTTTCTATTGGCATGGTATTAATCACATTCATGAGTTCATCATGAAATGCGGCCCGCTTCATCATATCAACAGAATAATTCATGATCAATCCTTGTGTATGATATATGGTACCCGGTGACGGGATTGAACCGCCGACCTTCTCCGTGTAAAGGAGTTGCTCTACCGCTGAGCTAACCGGGCTAATGGTACCTGTGATAGGATTTGAACCTACACTTGCTAGAACCTAAATCTAGTGCCTCTACCAGTTGGGCTACACAGGCATATGGAGAATAGCGGAATCGAACCGCTGACCACCTGCTTGCAAAGCAGGCGCTCTACCATCTGAGCTAATTCCCCACAAAACTTGGCGGAAAGAGTGGGATTCGAACCCACGGATCTATTTCTAGACCGCTCAGTTAGCAACCGAGTGCTTTAGGCCTCTCAGCCATCTTTCCAAATTTTGGCGGAAGGGGTGAGATTCGAACTCACGGTACCTTTCAGTACGACGGTTTTCAAGACCGTTGCAATAGACCGCTCTGCCACCCTTCCATAAGACATATGTATCATACATTAGGAGGTGATGTCAATGGCAAAATAACACTTAAACTATAAATAGCAATGTGAGTAAATTTGTAATGTAATATTGACACCCCAGCATGGAGGTTAACCCCATGAGCCAAGCTCTCCTAGAAAATGCTCCAGTAGCGTTTAAATTTCCTTATAACGTTCCTGGCATTGATAACGTAACAACGATTAAGAAGTCAATCTTCAAGAGCCAGCATTGTCAGCGCAATTTTGATCTTTCCAGTGAAATCCCTCAGGAGCACATGGATGTGATTATGACTGCGGCGACTCAATGCCCAAGCAAGCAGAATGTAGCTTTTTACAAGGCGCATTTCATTCAAGACCGTGATCTTATCGAAAATAAGATTCTGCCTTGGACAAATGGCTTTGTTGTGAAGCATGGTAAGACACGCGCGGAATCTGAATATACTACAAACGCGCAAATTCTTGCTAATCTTCTTATCGTATTTGAAGAATATATGGATCTATCAAGCTCAGTTGACGCGCAGCGTAATGAGCAGGTAATTGATTTGGTCACAGGTAAGGCCAATCAAAGAACCATGAATATTCTGAAGAATGATCAGCTTATTGCCGTCGGTGTGGCTGCTGGTTATCTGAATCTGACAGCGACTATGTTGGGTTATTCCACAGGCTGCTGCTCATGCTTTGAACCTGATGGTATCAAGGAAGTTCTCGGTCTTGAGGGCAAGCCTCTGTTGCTGATGGGTATTGGTGTATCTGATTCGACCAAATCACGTCGTCAGCATCAGATGTCAGATTTCGTCTTCCCGACTAAGAAGAAGCAAGAAATTCCTGTCAAGATTTGGTAATATATACTAAAGACTAAACATTTTAGTCATGGATTTAATGTAATTGGGAGTGATTTGAAAGTGTATGATTTTAAAGACATCCGGCATTTGCATCTCGAAATCACCACTAGATGCAATGCCGGATGCCCAATGTGTCCAAGACACTATACCTATACTTCTACCCTGCGCGAAGACCTAGGTAACGTAAATATGACTCTCGAATCAGCTAAGAGAGTATTGCAGGAAAGCTTAATATCAAAGCTAACTTATATAAATTTTTGTGGTAACTATGGTGATGCGATAGTCAATCGCGATTTCATACCCATAGTCAAACATATCAGATCAATAAATCCTAAAGTCAATATCACCTTAACCACAAATGGTGGTGCTCGAAATGCAGATTTCTGGACAGAGACTGCAAATCTAGTAGATCAAGCTGTATTTGGTATTGATGGATTAAGAGATACAAATCATCTATATCGCCAATTTGTTAATTGGGATACTCTGGAGCGTAATGTCAGAGCCTATACTGAAGAATCAGTTAGACTAGGTAAAAAGAGACATTCGCAATGGGTTATGAACGTATATCGTCATAATCAACATCAGATTGAAGAAGCTAAAGAGCTGTCAAAAGAATGGAAGATTCATCAATTTGTTCAAAGATATACGGATAGATTTGACACATATGGATCAAATGGCGTTAGTCACTGGCCAGTACACGACAAAGATGGAAATCTATCGCACATAATTTATCCATCAAATTCTGAGGGTGAAGATTATAATGATACAGCTATGACAAGATCCATGAATTGGATCAAGAAAACTGCTGGTCGTGATCATAGATTTGAGATTACTCAAGAACAATTACAAAAGGTTCAAGAGCGTCACGGTAATGATGAAGTTATGTGTAGGGTCGCCGGATATGGTCACGGTGGACTAGCATCAGTATACATTGATTATGAGGGCAGATTATATCCATGCTGTTATTTCGGTTCTGCCGTTACATATGCGGGCGAACCTCGCAATCAACAAATCGTCCAAATGTATGACAAGTTTGGAAAAGATTTTAATGATTTAAATACAAATACGATTGAAAGCGTATTTGATAGTGGGATCTTTGAAGAAATTGCGATTAGCTGGAAAAAGAAAGATATCACATGCGGTAAATCCGCAGTATGTATCTATAAGTGTGGTGCTAAAAGCCATCATAGCAAAATAGTTGCTTCATGATGTCTTATCAAAGATCATGAATTTATAATGAGCATTTTTTTCTACATATTCTGAAAACCTGAAATTTCTAGTCGGGCCTGTGCTAGTAAAAAGCATGGCCCGACTTAATTCTGATTCAGGTAAACATCTTTTAAGATTAGCAAGTCCATAAACACCAAGAACATCTTCAATCACATAAAATTTTTTAGCTTTATGATAGAAGTTGTTGAATGTTGCAACTTGGCTTCTCCAATGATGACATGCATCATCAATAATAATATCATATTCACCGATATGTGCAGTCTCATCAAAATTCTGAGAATTTAAGCGATGAATTTTAAATTCTTCATTTAGAGATGGTTGATACGTAGCACTTTTCTCAAGGCCTTCCACGATTGCATCGGGCCATATAAGTTTCCATGCTTTAAGCGAATCACCTCTCCAAACACCTATCTCAAGAACTGATGAAATATCAGTATCACTTACGACATTTTCATAATATCTATGATATCCATGAAGTAGTTTATCGACTTCGGTTTCATCGAAAGCTACTTGATACTTATTGACCTGCATATCATACCTCAAAAAATGGTGCCCGCAGAGAGATTTGAACTCCCGGCCTACGGTTTACAAAACCGTTGCACTACCGCTGTGCTATACGGGCTATTCTTGTATATAGACGGATCTTTTTGGTAATATTTCATACCTATATTCGTCTAAGAATCTTTTATCATGAAATCTTAACAAATAATAACTATTTTGACCATAAACCCAAACAATTTCACCGATTAAAATTTTTCCGTCAAGACTGGCAGAGATTTTAGTTCCTGCCAGTTTATGTTGCTGCAAAAAACGTATCATTTGGATTCAGAGTTATCCATTTGTATGATAGTTCTCCAGTCTATCGCTTTATCAGTTTGATATTCAAGTTTTGCATTTTTTATTTTGTTTTCTAAAGAAGGTAGATACTGTAAATTATCTTGATGATGTAGACCGCCTTTTGATATAGGAATAATATGATCAACCTCATAACCCGGAGGCCTCATTTCATATATCATATCAATAAGTTTTAAATCTGCATCACTAGGAAGTTGTCCTCTAAGTTTCGCATAATAACGTCTAGTACACGCTCTACCTAATGCGCGCCGATGATTGTCAGATACTCTACCTACTCTATCCCAATACTCTTTTAATTTTTTACTTAAATTCAATCTTTGACTTTCAGTTTGATCTCTACCTGGACGCCCTTTATGATGGCTATTATTATATTCATAATATGATTTCAATGCATTTTTAATTTTTAGTTTTGTTGTCTCTGTATGATTTCTATTTTTATTATTATATTTTGCTGAACATGACCTATTACAAAATTTGGGATTAGTAGTTTTCTTTTTACAAAATAGGCATTTCATCTTAATAAGATGATACCGTAAGATTATTCATCAAAGTCAAATGTTGCTTAGGAATACGCTTCCAAAGTTGCACCGCAGGTTGATCAATATCAACCAACAACATGTCGCGACCGTCTTTGGTACGATATTCTCTAATCGCTAGATTCTTAGGTTCTGTAACCTTCATTACCCAACCACTATAATGATAGTTATGTTTTGGCGCAGAGACTAGAACAAAATATAATTCATCGGCATTAGTGCATTTATGCAACTGATCTGGTCTAAAGGTCATAGCATTTTCCTTGATAAAGGGAACCTGTGTCTTGACCTCAACATTCTGTACACCGTCGACCAACATATCCTTAACTCTATCATATTGATCATGAGACATCTCGACATGTCTACCCTCTTCCTTTAGGAGGGTTGCGACTAGGATCTCACCGGCTGTACCTAAGGCCACAGCCATATTACGGGCAGTTTTTGACATTCGCTTGCTTTCATGTATTATCATTATATGGCTCCGGGTGCTGGACTCGAACCAGCGACCCAGGGATTAACAGTCCCTTGCTCTACCAACTGAGCTAACCCGGAAAACACTTAATAGCATCAGAGTGCTTACACTTGTTACGATAACCAAACCCCTTGCAGGTGCAAGTCACAGAGAAGCCATACTTCTCTACGATATATACCCGACCCTCAGAGGTGCGGACTCGGAATTTACGTGTTTGCGTCTGTTTGCTCATGGTACTATACTATATGATTTCTAGAGGGATGTCAATGTGTAATTTCAATCTGCTCTAGGATACCACGATGAAATGTGTGGCTTTCAGAACCTATGGCATATTTGCCACTGGCCTCAGCCAGACGATTATAGATGGCTTTCACAGCAATGTTTGGATCACATGAACCACACATGAATACATCCACAGCTGCATAGCCATATTCAGGCCAGGTGTGAACAGATGCATGACTCTCCGAAAGAATCACCACACCCGTCACACCGCAACCGTCCCCAAAGCCATGAAAATTGCTATGGAGAACAGTCGCGCCTGATTCACGGCAAGCATCTACAAAGATTGACTCTAGCAAGCCAACCCCACATAATACGTTAGGCTCGACATCCCAGAACTCGGCTATTACATGTCGACCGAGTCGCTTGACGGTCGGGACGTGAAGCACCGCGCTCACGTCACGCCTGCCGGCTAATATATGAACGTTTGATACTTTTTGGAGCAAAGTATTCTCTAACTAGATCGATGACAGTATTTTCATCATATGGCTTACAAGAGAATACATCCAAATAAATTGCATTACTCTCATTCACAAAATGAGCACAGATATTAGATGTCTCGATAAGCTGTACCAGGGTATAGCCAGCCTTATCACCGCTACCAAAATCTACAATTTGAGGCTCACCATAAGCAACCATATCAATATCTTTGACTAATTGCTTGGTAAACTTGTAAATAATATCATAATTTTTAATTGCATCCGAATCACATTCGCCGCAATCAAGAGTAAGATGATAACCCCAATATTTGCTCATATAATATTCTCCCTAAGGTAGCTTGGTAAAGCTGTCGTTTCCTGAATGTGAGATCGTATTATAACAGGAGTCATACCACCTGTCAATAAATTTTTTCACGGCTTCTTGGTTAAATTTCGGTCTTTCCAGAAGCTCCCTCAGGTTGTTACCTTCGACGCGGTTTGTAACCACATCATAATCGGCGCGCCCGAAAGTGATGACTGGCTTTTGATGTAGCAGGGACTCTAGGCCAGTTCCAGAGTTTACCACTACCACAGCCCGTGCATCAGGAATAAGCTGGTGAATCGATACATCATCTAACCAAATAGTGTGCGCGTATTTATCAGCAATCTGTTTAAGCTGTACCATAGAACCAGGATTTACAGGATGACCTTTAAGCACCAAAGGATATCCTAGCTCCTTGGTCGCACGACATGTAGCCTCGATAGCTTGTTCGACTGTAACTCTAGAATGATATCGAATTGTCTCATCATGCGGAATTTGGCAGAGATAAAGAACATAGTCCTTAGGTAGATCGATATCTTTATGATCAGGTTGCTTGAACTTGCTATAATTCTCAAAGATACGAGCCTTGAGTGTATTGAATCCTACACCAGTAGTCTCACCTTCAAGAAATGACGTGCAAGGATAATTAGATGCAGATGCACCCCAGCCGCGCGAGTCAATCGTAAACAGATACGGAATAACCGTCTGCATATAATACATCACATTGACATTTGGAACTGGAAAATTATCAATCATCTTATGAGGTACATAGCAAAGATCAGCACCCAATGATTGCACAACCTGTGGTGTGAATTGCCAGAGCGGAAGCTCCAGCACTCTCACATCATCACCACGGCGCTTATGCTCCTCGACGACCATGGTCCGCAGGTTATGCCACGGCATACGCACAGCTGGAATAGGGCCGCGCTCTAAAGGAACATGACCTTCCTTAAACATCACGTCAAGGCGTGGTGCTAAGAATAATACCTTTCTCATCTCCAAAATGCTCCTTTGATTGATGGCAATCTAGATTCCATCTCAAGCTTTTTTGCAAGGTATCTCTGATCTAGATCCTTGCGTGTACCCTTTCCTGTCCAGATAGGAGAACCTGCGCGAAACTCCCAATCCATGACCGACATATCAAATGTATAAAATTTTAGCTTTTTCTCATAATAGGTATATGCTTGATATAGCGATACCTGATCGGTGAACCAAGTAAGGCCATTGGTGTTTAGATTATTCTCAACCTTTGTCGCAAAGTTTCGCGAACCATCGCTACCTGAATAATACACTAGACCAGCAGCAACCTTTGTTCCGAGAGCTTCCCAACCTACAGTACCTGGCAATGACTCGCGCAAGAATAGACCGACATCGACATCAAGCTTTTCCATCTTAGACATGAAGATAGAATCGATATCAGACAGATACATCGCGCAACCAGTCGATAGCAAGCGAGGTGCAACAAGGAACCTATTGCTAGCATAATAGGTGCGTAGTGTCTCGCTGTTCACACCCTTCGGAACCTGTAACGTCTCTGTTGAAAACGTCATATAAGTGCCGCGGGCAATCGCATTATACCTTAGCTTGAGCGAAGTCAATTTAGCAAGATTGACCTGGCGCATTCCAGGATTTTCCATCAAATGAATATGAATCGAATTACCTGCGATTGCATTAGATGCTACGAAAGCTGGACCATGTGATTCCAGATATGCTTGGTCGCATGATGTCATCACACATAGCTTATCTGGAGTCTCTACCGCATCAAAAAATGTCATCTTCCTATAATCCTATAAGGCACAAATGGTGTATTCGGTATCTGCACAGAATATCCATTTGCTTTAGCCGAATCTTTCATACCATACCATACCTTCACAAGGTCTGGGCGCGGATGTTCTTCAGGTGTTCCCGTAAACCAACGAGGCTTCCATGGTTGTGTGGCCATCTTAGTGAAATGTAGATGCCAAATTTCATCGGCCTTCAAACCTTCACCGTCATGACAGTTCCAGCGCATATCGAGTTCCTTCACGAACTTTTCATTACCGCTGAAAAACCTGACAAGCCTGTGGTGAGCCGATGGATTAGCTTTCATGCGCTGAATAGGCATGAGATGTTCTTCCATCTTTTCGCAATCGAAAACAATCACGCAAAATTCATGGCCACCAAATCGAGTACCCTTGCGAGCAGCCATAGGCTTACCATCAAGATCCATATCAAACAATTCACTAATATCGCGCATGTTGATCATGTCGACATCCGTATAGATAGCCCGACCCTTGAATTTGCAGACCTCTGGAATCGCCCAACGGAATCCGCTAAATGGGGTCGACCATTCTTGCGTCTCCCATCCACCCCATGGACTTTCCTTGTCTAGGGTTTGTCGCATCCATACAATGTCGAGAGGACGAGAGCAGTTGCTCCTAAGCGAATATTCATATACCATCTCAGCTTCGGCATCTTCTCCGTTTGAAGATGTGCCGATGAAAAGCTTTACTGGATCACTCATTTCATTCTCCTATCACTTAGGTAGCCGTCTACCCTCAATTATATGTTTTGGTTTACGAAACCATTTACCATTAATATTAGCATTGATGTATTCATCATTTTCTAAAACATCACGGTGAAATTGTTCTCTGACCTCAGAGTAATTTACATCACCTTTGGTGGAATGTACAGAGATAATCCGGCGGTCAAACCTAAGTTGCCCAAATTCTTTCACAAGCGCCTTAATTTCATCGGCCGAGCCATAATAAACTTTCCAATCGCTTTCTTCTCGCTTTCTTTTCAATGCGCCTTTCTTCTTACGCATCGACCAGAAATATTTGCGACCAACATACATCTTACCAGTTACCTTGTCCGTGATTAGATACACGAACCCGTAAGATTTACCTATATCTGCGCTTGTGAAAGGTTTATTATCAAACAACCACGGATTATCATAATCTATCATAGACGAGGGCTCCTTAGTCCTCGTCTATGTATTCCTCATCTTCATCCTCATCTTCAATATCAAGAGCCTCTCCGCAAAATGGACAAAACTCCGGTGAATAAATGATTCCACTCTGGTCAGAATGATAGACCAGAGTGAATTCCGCATCACATGAAGAACAGGTGTATTCGTCCTCTTCTTCGTAATCAGCTACCGCCTTGACTTTCTTTACCATTTGAATAAGCATCCTCCCAAGATCCAGTCAGGCCAGCCACCTCATATTCGGTCACACGGTTCTCGAAGAAATTCGTGTGGTCAGCCCCATTCAGAACCCACTCAAGCCACGGGAGAGGATTATCTTTAACCCTGAAATTAGGTTTCAACCCTAGCTGAAGCAGACGTCTGTCGGTTATATAGCGGATATATTGCTTGACTTCATCAGGTGTTAGACCTTGAACTTCACCCATCTTATAAGCTAAATCAACAAACTTATCTTCTAGTTTCACAGCCTGTCTAGCCATCTCATAGATTTCAAGCTTAAAGCTATCATCTACAATTCTTGGATGCTCGGCGCAGAATGTGCGGAAGAGAAATGCATTACCTTCGACGTGAATACTCTCATCACGAATCGACCATTCAACAACCTTACCCATACCCTTCATCTTGCCGTATCGCTGAAAGTTTAGCAACATTACAAATGAAGCGAATAGCGCGACACCTTCATTGAATACAGACTTAGCTAGCGCAAGACCTACGCCGCGCTTTGTAGTCGTGTCGGCCTCAGTCATGAAGTCGATCTTGTCAGCCATCTCCTTGTATTCAAGGAATGCTGTATATTCTTCATCAGGCAGACCGAGGGTATCATTCAGAAGTGCATAAGCACGCTGGTGTACACCTTCTCGCGCGGCGAATGAGCCGAGCATGTTTCGCACCTCGTTATTCTTAAAGTTTGGCACGAACAAGTCATAGTAATTTTTGCCGACTGCGACATCTGATTGTGTAAAGAGGCGCAGGATCTGCGTGACAAATTCCTTGTCGGTCGCAGACATCTTACCAGATTTCCAATCCGTGACATCTTCTCCAAGATCAACTTCATCTTCAATCCAGTGCGCCTTTTCATGACGCTGTGTGATTTCTACAGCCCAAGGATATTGAAACGGCTTATAGACCTTGGAGAACTCTAGAAGTCCGCCGCGCTCTTGCTTCACCATCTTGTCACCATATGCGACAAGTTCAGTATATCCACCGATGCGCTTACCATCGATGAATACCTGAGGAACAGTATTCACCTTATGCTGCTGATAAAAAGCATATCGCAGCTCCTCATTATCCATGCGATCTTCTGTATATGAGAAGCCACGTCTAGACAACCATTCCTTCGCCTTATCGCAGAATGGGCAACCAGTTTTAGTTACGATGCGAATATCCATATTGCTTATCCCTGACATGCGACACATTCTTCCTGTGTCTCTTCCTTAATTTGTAATTCTGATATATCAACCAGCTTATTACGCTCAACCTTCTTCGAAACATTCTCTGCGCGATTTGAAGATTCTGTGCGTAGATAGTATAATCCCTTACAACCAAGCTTCCATGCAGCAAAATGTACCTGATGCAATAGCCCACGAGATGCACCTGCAGGGAAGAATAGATTGAGCGACTGACCTTGGCAGATCCATTTCTGCCGCCAAGCAGCCTGAGTCACAATCTCCATCTGATCAATCTCGATGGCCGTAGCAAAGATTTGCTTCTGATGTTCGCTCAGGAAATCGAGATGTTGAACAGAACCACCATTTGTGATAATGCTAGACCATACCTCATCTGTATCCTTACCAATAACAGCTAGAAGCTGCTTCAGGTATTCATTTTTGACCAGGTGAGAGCCAGCGCGAGTGCGATGAGTAAAAGCATTTGCCTTCCAAGGTTCAATAGATGGTGAGCAACCATGAATGATTGAGCTGTTTGCATTTGGCGCAATCGCAATCACATGGGCATTACGCATACCCGTGCCTTCCATATCAGGAGCTTCGCCGCGCTCACGACCTAGGATTCTCGACTGCTCACGTGCCTTAGCAAAGATATCGGAGAAAATCTCCTTATTGATCTGTCTTGCGGTTTCGCTTGCAAATGGAATTCCACGTTGCTGATAGTAAGAATGTAGCCCCATCGCGCCAAGACCGAGCGACCTCTCGCGTTGCGCCGAGAAACGCGCGCGCGAAATCTCGTCCCCCGCATTCTCGATGAACACCTGAAGCACATTGTCCAGCATCGTCACTAGGTCTTTGACTAAACCAGTGTTCTTCCACTCGTCGTACTTCTCTAGGTTTAACGAAGATAGGCAACATACTGCGGTCCTTTCCTCACTCGTCGGTAGATGAATCTCATTACAAAGATTTGATCCGTGAATCTTTAGACCACGATCTTTCAGAGCCTGAGGAAGTGCTTCATTGGCCGTATCGATGAAATTGATATATGGCTCACCCGTGCGATATCGAACCTCAAGAATGGTTTCCCATAGCTTGCGGGCTCGCATTGTCTCACGGATAGTATCATCATTCGGGTCACGTAGGTGCCACTCGCCATCGTTTTCTACGGCGCGCATAAACTCATTTGTGACATTGACGGCGTGGTGCAGATTCATACACTTACGGTTCACGTCGCCAGTCGGCACACGAATCGTCAGAAACTCCATGATATCCGGGTGAGATACGTCAAGATATGCAGCATATGAACCCTTGCGAGTCGTGCCTTGACGATACGCAGTCATGTCGGAATCGACGGTATGCAGAAACGGGATCGGGCCCGGCGCGATATCAGAGACAGAGCGCACGGATGACCAGTGACCACCGACGCCACCACCCTTGACCGACAGCCAACGCAGCTCAGCCGTATGGTCAATCAGACCCTTGAGAGTGTCTGGCACATAGGTCAGGAAGCAAGAGATCGGCAGAGCCTTCACCTTCTCACCTGGCAATGCTGCATTAGACAACACTGGAGATGCAAACATGAACCAGCCTTTAGACACAGCATTATAGATCCGCTGTGCTAAGGCCATATCTCCGCCAGAAAATGCTACAGAGGCACGTGCAAATGACTTCTGTGGTGTGTCTTCGTCTTTACGGCAATAATAGTCTCTTAGTAGTGTGAGCGAAAACTCCGACAACAAGGAGTCCCGCGATGTGTCAATGAACACACCTAGGTGATCTATTTGCATATGTGCCTCCGGTATTAGATGTTGATGATATTAGGGAAGATGCGAGCAATCTCCCTGGCACATCCTAATGCTACTTCACGATGCTCTTTCTGAGTCGAAGGATCTGTACGAACCTCGATATAATGTAGCCAAGAACGGATGGAGCCCTTCATATAGATGCGAGATTGTGTCAATCCCTCAGGTAATACGGCACGTGCCTGCTCCTTGGCAATGCCGTTGTCGATAGCCCATTTATATTCTCGTTCAGCAGCAAATAGTGCGCGTTGCTGCGAACGATACCATTCATTCTGTAGGTGAACATCTTCAACGTCAATGCTATTCTGACGATTCTTATTATCTTGAAGCCTGGCCTCGCGCGTGACAAACTCTAGAGATTTAGTCGGGTCAGCATATCTCTGACTAAACTCTTGAAATGAGAACGAGCGATGCCGAATGATCTGATGTGTGATGTCTCGCGTAGTCACGATCTCAAGCGTAGCATCGACCATCTCTAGCGGAGACCAATGTTTATGCTTCGCAAGATAAACAACAAGCTTCTCCGCAGTCTCACTATTGTACTGATTGCTAGGGTTTGACACCCTAGCGCAGAAAGCGACAAGCTCCAAGGCATTTGTAATACCTTGTTGGGCTATGTCATCCACAGGTTGAGTATATGAAATTAGCTTTACAGTAGGCCCACCCATTATATCCTCCATTAACATTTCTTCCAGTCACGCAGAGCTAGATTCAAAGCTAGCCCGTGGTGGGTGCAGGTATTTAGCAGGGCCACCACCTCTGACGGGTCCACCCCATCCACCACTGACTCATTGATATCTTTATATTTCCATGTCGAAGGCCAAACTACCATAGGTATTTTTCTTGTAGCCATCTTTTGCACTTGATCGACCACCTGCTTGTTTCTAGGCTGGTTGTCGAACACAAGCACCGCCTTGTCACCAGGTATGTAAGATAGAGCCCGCACCATGTCTGTTCCACCTGGTGCTATCGAGTTAGGCACCAGCATCGAGTCAAACGGACCCTCCATGACATAAACCGTCTTGCTCAGATCAACCCTGTCAAGGCCGTAGACCAGAGGCTCATTGTTCACGCGCACTGTCACATATCTTAGCTTGCTATTACCCATGGCGCGGCCGGAAACCCCAGTAAGCTTGCCGGCAAGATTGCGGAAAGGTATGACGATGCGCTCGTCTGATGTCAGGCGACCCTCATAGCCGCTGTTTAGTACCTCACACACCGCCATATCTTTGGCGTAATATAGGTCATCGTACCTTGCGCGAGGTATTTTTCTACCCATGAGATACTGCACGGCGCGATGGCTATCAGGTAGGTCTGAGATCCTAATCAACCCTATATCGACCAACCTCTTCTCGACCTCAGGCTTCTCTGGAAACTCCGGCTTAGGTATCAGATAGCGCGGCTGGCTGTTAGCGCCACCCTTCTCCTCACGGAATACCTCTAGCCTGTATTCCCGCGATAGGGTCGGATCAACCCTATCGAGCAGGCGAGACATGTTGGTGCTCACGCCACAGTTATGACACTTGAATACCAGAATACCCTTGTTCTGATAGATATAGCCTCGCGCCTTAGTCTTGCTTGATTCTGAATCGCCACAGAATGGACAGCGAAAGTTGAAGAGTCTATCACTCTTTCGCTTGAATAGACCAAGCTTGAACGATATCAGGCTTAGGTATTTGTGATCGATGTGGAGGTGCATGGGCCTATATTACACTAGACCCATGTCGATGTCAAGGAAAAACGATGGCTACTATTCGCCGTTACCGTTTCCGCCGTCACCGCCTTTAGATGAGCTACTCTTACCTGCACATACCCTGCGGCCTAGAGCATTGTAATAGACCTTTGGGCAACCTTTCCACTGCCCGAGGACTTTCGTATCCTCACCGCAGATGGAACAGAACGAGGTGCCTGGGCCTTGCTCCTTGAGATTGTCTCGAATGAACTGCTTGAACTTGACTCGCTTGCGACGGAGCATCGCCATCGGAGGACGACCGGGTTCACCCTTCGGACCGACGCCGACTCCGGCTATGTTACCGCCACCGACGGCGTTTGCTGGAGCATCCTCGTCCATCATATCCTCCTCAGCAGCATCACGATCACAGGATCCATCGGGATGTCAGATCCTATGACCGTCTCGTTCTTTTTACCTATTCCCTCGACCCTCTCAGGCCAATAGCCCATCAAGACGAGGAATGGTTTGATATACTGTAGTTGGTCGCGCATCTTAAAGACTATCATCTTAGTCAGAGCATCACGTTCGAAGACGTTGTACAGCGCGATCAGGTGATTCATGACGTACCTATCCTTCAGCTCACCAGTCTTTACGTACCGACTAATGAGCCTTTGAAGGTTGCGAATCCGTCCTAGATCCTCGTAAAACTCTGCCTCATCCAAGCAGGACGGATTCTCATAATGACGAGCGGCGAACAGCGTAAAGTTGCTGTCATCTAATACTTGCATTATCAGAATGTGCTGAGGGCGACCCTCTTCAATGTAGTCGTATTCACAGCGATGTATAGGTAAGTATTGCTGAAGAATGCCTGACCGACCTTATACCCACCGCTGGATGCATTGTTAGATCCGGGGTTAGACCTAAGAGTCGTGATGAAGTTATTAACCTTCAGCAAGCCGTTGGTCGTCATATTGACGTTGGCTGTCACGACGGTATTAGAGCACACGATCGTGGTATTCGCCTTCAACCTGACGCGCGCATCGAACACTGTATTCGATGGGATAGCGCCAAAGAAGTTTTTCACGGTGATGTTCTTAGAGACCGGCGTGCCGTTCGGATCATCGACGATCAGCAGCAAGTCAGGCGCCGCTGTAGTTGTCAATGAAGTTAGCTGTGAGACCTTCTTATCGGCCATCTGTTTTCTCCTACTTTATGATTTAGCCGCCGGTCGTGGCGGAGCGCACTGTGAAGGTGCCGAAGTTGTTTGACACTGATCCTGCGATCACTAGGTTAGCTGACTCAGCGCCGTTCGTGCTGATATTCAGGCTCACCAAGTTTGATGTGAAGCCGCCGTTGCCCGCAGTATTACCGAATGTCAGGGTATTCGCATTCACCTTATATGTGCCAGCGACACCAGGCTTGAAGCGGAACACAAGGGTGTTATTCGCATTGATGATGTCTGTTCTAGATGTAGAGGCCTTAGCATTAGCAGTAGCGATCAGAGTATTACCCGTGACCGTATTAGCGATCCTCAAGCGGATGATACCAGTTCCACCCTTATGGCGTACTGGCTCATTGAATACGATGTAAAGGTTGGCAGTCGCAGTGCGTTGCAGCGCATTACCACCTGTCGAGTTCGATGAGATGTATATCTGTGTGATCTCAGGGAAACCTAGGTGGGAGACGTTAGCATACCCATCGCTAGCAATCCCAGGATTAGCGGCGACAAGGATCTCGTCGCGCTGCGAGTTCGCACCATCCTTGCTGATATTGCGACGGCGCACCCAACCTTGATTAGTCGCAACCACATTGCGCTTCCAAGATTCGCGACCATCTGTCGCTCCACCGAAAGGTTGGAACCCGTATTTGATGCCGGCGACTGTATTTGCACCGGAAGCTGTATTCTCGGTATCTTTACCGAAACCCCATAGAGCCATAAGCGTTTCTCCTTCGCTTTTCGTTAAGCACTACTCAGCATTATGTAATTAGCAGGCTATTTAGACTTCTTTGCGCCGGATTTGGCCAGAGTCTCGCGCGCCTTTTTTGTAAGAGACTTGAGGTGTGAGCGACTCGGGCCCATACCCTTTGCCTTACGGTAAGGACCTTCGAACGGCGGCTTCTCTGTTGTGACCGCTTCAGGTACACAGTTAGGAACCATTCGGCCGCCTTTATTCTTCATACCCTTAGCAACATAACCAGACCAGCAAGCTTCATTTACTTTACTCTTAATTGCATTATTCAATGAATCGCGATTAGCATGA